AGTGGTTAAAAAACTTCAAGAAACAAAATTATTCAAAAATTTCACAAAAGCTATTCAATCAAATTATGAAAGATTATTCTTCAGAAACAGTTTATTTTGCAACTTGGGAGCGTCCAGATATGCACCAGTACAAGAACAAGGAATATCGTTTGAAATTAAGCAGCGGAAATACGGTGATGCCAGATTTTATAGATTTGGAGAAAAAGAAAATAATAGAATTCGATGGGGATTATTGGCACAATGGAGTTCGAGCGAACAAAAAGAAAGAAGAAGCAAGACAAAAAATGATCATGAACGACAATTTTTTAATACTAAGAGTGAGAGAACACGACTACAACAAAGATCCCCAATCTCAAATTCGAGCATGTCTGAACTTTCTGACAGAGTAGAAAGAAAATTTGTAAGATCAATTAATGTTTCTGATTGGGAAGTCTCATCAGATTCTGGTTGGGTTCCAATTACACATATCCATAAAACAATTAAATATAAAGAATGGGTAGTAAAAACGATAAGTGGTAAAAAATTAATTTGCGCTGATGATCATATAGTTTTTGATGCTTATGGAAATCAAACATTTATTAAAAACCTTAAACCAAATAGTACAAAAATATTAACTGAGAATGGTCCTGAAACTGTAATTAGTGTGTATGAAACTGATAAAGAATCAAACATGTTTGATTTGACAGTTAATTCTAACGATCATAGATTATATACAAATGGAATATTGAGTCATAATACAACCACCGTTGTCGGTTATTTGTTATGGTACATTTTATTTGACGAAGGTAAACTAGTCGCGATTCTTGCTAACAAAGCTAAAACCTCTCGTGAAATTCTAGATCGTATCAAATTCGCATACGAACAAATACCCATTTGGATGCAGCAAGGTATTACTGCATGGAACAAAGGTGACATTGAATTAGAAAACAAATGCCGTATCATCGCTGACTCAACGTCAGGTTCCGCAGCTCGTGGTTATACAATTCACTTTTTGTATCTTGACGAATTTGCGTTCGTTCCTAACAACGTTGCTGAAGACTTCTTCACCTCAGTATTCCCAACGATTTCTTCTGGTACAACTTCTAAGATTCTAATTTCATCTACGCCAAATGGTATGAACCACTTTTATCGTATATGGAAAGAAGCCGAAGAAGGTGTAAACGGATTCCACTTTATTGAGGCAAACTGGCGTCAAGTTCCAGGTCGTGACGATGCTTGGGCTGCTGGACAAAGACGTGTACTTGGTGAACAGAAGTACATGCAAGAAATGGAATGTGTTGGTGAAGATACTGTTATAACAGTTAGAAATAAAAATACTGGGAACATAGAAAAAATTACAATAGGAGAACTTTATTCTAAAATAGAATTGAGACTATCGATGTTAGAAAATAAAATTAATAATCAATATGAAGTATTGACTCCAGATGGTTGGTCAGATTTTTCTAATATTAAAAGAAAGCTTTCTTCAAATCTAATAAAAATAACATTTACAGACAATAGCGACATTATTTGTACAAAAGATCATTTATTTGAGATAGACCAACACACTTTCGTTTATGCTAATTTTGTTAAATCTGGACAAGTTCTTTCTAATAAAATTGTTAAAGAAATAATTGGAGTAAAAGAACAAAAATATGTTTATGACTTAGTTAATGTCGATAAGTGGAGTCGTTATTATACAAACGATTTAGTTTCTCATAACTGTACATTCCTCGGTTCTGCTGGAACATTGATCTCAGCAGCGGCTCTAGGAAGTATGGCTTTCTCAAGACCAATAGATCTTAAGTTTGATGGTAAATTGGAAATTTATGAAGAACCAGTTCCAGGAAACTTTTATGTAATGGCAGTCGACTCGTCAAGAGGTCAGGCTTTAGACTATTCTGCATTTTTGGTAATTAATACCTCTAAAGAACCATTTACAATTGCTGCCAAATATAGAAACAATACCATCTCACCAATGCACTTTCCAGACGTACTGGTGCAAACAGCTAAACATTATAATGAGGCTTACCTATTAATTGAAAATAATGACGTTGGTGCTCAGGTTGCAGATTTAACGTTCTACGAATTAGAATACGACAACATGTTCCACGGCGAAGAAGCCAACGGAAGATATTATTTGACTCAAGGACGAGCCAAACAATTAGGTATTAAGACCACAAAAAGAAGTAAACGTCAAGGATGTAACTCGCTGAAAGAATTAATTGAGAATCAACGTTTATTGATTCAAGATTTTAATGTTATTGAAGAACTTTCTACCTTTGTAATGAAACGAGATCAAACTTATGCCGCTGAAGAAGGGTCAAATGACGACTTGGCGATGTGTTTGGTCATATTTGCTTGGCTGACTTCGCAACCTTATTTTAGAGATTTAACCAGTTTTGACATTCGTGAGAAATTATATCAAGAGAAAATGAAACAAATTGAGGAGGAAATGCCTCTTCCATTCTATAATGAAGTTGAAGAAGTAGAAAACCCTAAATATTACAGAAGCGTTGGTCTGATCTGGGAAACTGTCGAAGAAACCGACGGGGCAGCTCTGCAAGACTTCTATAAGAACTGGTATCAATAAGAACTGGTTTTTATAAATAAATGAAGATTATCGATCTCTGCCTATATCGTAGGAGAAAAACATGGCAATTCTAGTTTCACCAGGCGTCCAAATTAATGAAGTAGATTTAACTACTCAGACACCAGCAGTTTCAACATCAATCGGCGCAATTGCTGGCGTTTTCAATTGGGGTCCTGCAAACACACCAGTACAAATTTCAAGTGAAGTGAATTTGAACAACACATTTGGTAGCCCAGATGCAAACACTTCAAATTCATTCTTTACTGCTGTAAACTTCTTATCATATTCAAACAACTTACAAGTCGTTCGCGCTCAATTGTCTGGTGCTAATAATGCCATGTCAAATACTTCATACGGCGCAAACGTAAGTATGCCAAACGAAGGTTTCTACTTCAGCAATACAACATCTTTTGGTTACAGCCAAACTGGAAACCAAAACAACTCAACTATCGCAAGATATCCAGGAAACTTAGGTAATTCTTTACAAGTTATCTACTGGCCATCAGCAACTGCATGGGCAGCTAACGCTAACGCAACATTTAACGTTTCTGTTGGTGGTATCACAGGTGGTGGTTCAGGTACAACAACTTATAACGGTAACACCGTATCAACTGTTAACCTTGTTTCAACAATCTTAACAACACCAAACACAACACCAAACTCATATGTTGGTGGTGTTCTAACAATTGCAAGCGGTTATGGTGCAAACGGCGCAATCAACAGCGCAACAATCGTTGCTTACAACACAGTAACCAATCTTGTAACTCTAAACGCTCAATTGACAAATACTCCAAACTCAACAAGTAATGTAATCATTACTGGCGTTGCTGATCCATTGTATCAATTCGCAAAATTGTTCCCATATGCTCCAGGAACATCTCCATATGTTCAGAACAAAACAGGCAACCCAAACGTAAACGATGAAATCCATATTGCTGTTGTTGACTCAACTGGTTTAATTACTGGTTATGCTAACACTCCACTAGAAACATACACAAGCGTATCTGTTCTTTCAGATGCTATTGCTGTTGATGGTTCAACAAACTACTATAAAGAAGTTCTTTACAGAAAGTCAAAATGGATTTTATGGACTGGTCACCCAACAACTAACACAACTGGTTGGGGCGGTTTATCAACAACTCCAAGCTTGACAATCTTCAAAGACACTAAAGCACACAACAGACAATTAGGAAACGGTGCTGATGGTATTTCATATGCAAGCCCATCAACATTAGACAGTGCTCTAATTAATGCTTTAAACAACTTCAAAGATCCAGAAGCAGTTAACATTTCATTGTTAATGACTGCTGACTTTGATTCAACTGTTCAACAACAAGCAATTCAATTAGCAGCAGCAAGACAAGACTGTCTTGCATTCGTGTCGCCTCCTTTATCTGCAGCGCAAGATCCTTTGAGCCCATCTAATGCAATTACAACATATTTCAACTCAACTCTAAACACATTCAGCTCATATGCTGTTGCTGATACAGGTTGGAAATATCAATACGACAAATACAA